TATCCTCTCCGAAGTCCTCGTATTCAGGTGTTGCAGCGAATGAATTACCGCCTGTTGTAGCTCCGAGAAGATTTCCTATTACACCTGTTGACGGAGTAAATGTATCTGTGAGGATACCTGCATTCATCTGAAGCTTTTTAAATGTATCCTCCGGAATTTTTGTGAATTTCATCTTTTTTCCTTTCCGCCCGCCTATGAATCATGGTGGACCATATTAATGTTTATCTGTCTCAGTTTAATTGTCTTATCCGTGTCTGCCTCTGCATTTACGCACCACGGCGAACCGCATTGAAGCCATATTGAACCATTATCGAACACTATGTTCGAGCCACCTCTTTTTAACATTTCTTTAAGCTCTCTTGCCTTTGCGTTCGGTTCTGCCTCCGACTCTGTCTTAAACCACATCTGCACCGTCATTGACGTGATGTCGTCAAAGCAGCCGTCTTCTACTGAATATGTAAGATACGGAAATTCCGCATCGTCAGGAACCGCCGTATCAGGATATGCTCTCATGAGCTTATTGAAGAACCTGTTAAGTGCCGTTTCTTTCGTCATGTTGTCAACTCCCATTTCTCCGCTGATACCTGCGACATATTAAGTGTTGAGACCTTCGGGCTTACCTTATCGCCCTTGTCAGACGTAACTCTGAATATCCTCCCGTCTGACATGCACTTAATCACATCATGAAATCCCAGCTGCTCATCTTTATATGTCGTTACGGTATATACGCTTGTTACTCCCTCTTTTTCAGCTGTCTTTGCCGCTGTCGAGGTATCTCTGACTATTGCCGCCTGAAAAGCTTCTCCATCTTTCCATTCTGTCTTATATCCACCTTCTCCATCATCTGTACGTACACACTCCATGCGCACACACGGAGTCATCATCTGCTCATATAACCTCATATCTTCCTCCATACATTCAGTTTTGCTTTAAAAACATCCTGCCATCCTGCTATGTTGCCATCTTCATTAGTGACTCTTGTGTATGAGTACCCACCAAATGATTCACTCTGATACGGACTAGCTATGTTCTCAGCCTCATAGCGTTCAATTTCGCTCACAAGGCTGAGAAATGCTTTCGGAGGATTAATTATGGTTATGAAGCCCTTAAAGGCCTCGTCATCAAGCCCCGATAACGGATATTGATACACTCCATCATTCATAGTAGAGCCTTCGATATAGACATACTGTCCATCCTTGACAAATGGCAGGTTCAGGACACCATCTGTGATGGTAAACGTACCTTCCTCACATTTATCTGTAGGAAAAAAATTATGTATTTGCCTCATCACTTCGTACAGCATCCCAAACCTCCATCTTAATCACTCTTTTTACTGCGCTTAGGCTTATCTGACTGTTGCACCGGTGCAACTTCTGGAATTTTATCTGACGGAACATCCTCTGATTCTTCATCTGATGAAATCTCGTCCAAATTCTCATCTGTAGGCTCAACAGACCTTGGCATTTCATATCCGGCGGCAATGAAGAGCTTCAACTGATCTTCACTTGTACAAGCCATCTTTACTCCAGCTCGTTCTACTATTTTTCTCATACATATCACGCTTTCTGTACGACTGCTGCAAGGTCTGCATCAAGCAGCTTTACACCGCAAAGCATATCAAGAGACATGATCTGCTTCTTTGTAGTCATGTCGTATCCCTGCATTACACGGATTCCAAAGCCGTCATAATTCTCGATATATCCGTCTGCCTTTTCACTCGGAATCTCAAGCGGACGTGTTACAAGTGCAAATGCATTCTTGTGGAACGCTAAAGCAAGTGGGTCACTTGTTGCTGATGCAGGTCCAATATTCTGGTCTACATAAAAGTCCATACCAAATTTTCTACCAAGTGAAGCCTCTCTGAGAGCTGTACCATTATCACCAACCTGTGATGCATTAGTGAAAAGATCAGTTAATAAAAGTTCTGCCTCAACATCTGCGTTATATACATAATTTCTGTTGGTCAGAGGTACCGCATTAGTTGTAAGATACTTTCTTGCTGCTACAATATCCGCTCTTGAACCAGATGTATTCACTCTGTTGGTAACACTCGCCTGAAGTCCGATAAGATACTTATCAACCTTGTCTGCAAATGCTTTCATCGCTGGAATGATGAACTGGTCTGAGAAATCTGTAATATCAAGAGCAAGCTCCTTTGATGTAACACTGAACGAAACATCAAGGTGCTTATCCATCTTGATTTCAACTGGTGTTTCTGTTGCATCCTGAATCTCAATCTGACTTTCAAACTCCTTTGCCTCAAATGTAGCAGGCTTCTTGATTGTGATTGTGTCGCCCACTCCCTTTACAAATTCCTTTGAATAATCTCTGTGTACCAGGTTCGCCATGACTGCATTCTTTCTGAACTGATAGAGTGCTTCCTTGGCAATGATATTAGGTGTTAATACTGTGTTTGCCATTCTTTATCCTCACTTTCCTTCTCTGGCTTTCGCATAATCAGCCATTGACATTTTTTCGTAATCAGAACCACCATCATCATTCTGAGGCGGTGTCTTTGTATCCGCTCCCTGTGTCTGCTGGCTTGTGATGAAATCCTTCCACTCATTCTTGGCAGCTTCCTTCATCTTGTCTGAATCCTCAAATTTGCCATCCTTAATCTTGAACTCATCAACATTTGTAATCTTTAAGATTGAATCAATTCGATTCTCAGACACCCCGATTTCTTTCAAGAGTGCTCTATAAGCGTCCTGCTTGCTTTTCTTTGCATCTGCTGCCGCTAAATCCTTCTTATAGTCCTCAAATGCCTTGTGTTCTGTTTCATACTTGCCTTTCCAATCATCTGCTTCTGATGGATTGGCTTTTAATTTGTCCAACTCCTTCTGGACCTCAGGGAGCTTTTCAGCATCCTCCTTGTACTTATCTCTCGATTCTTTGAGAGCGTCTGTTGTCTCTGTGTGGGCTTCGATAATCGCTGACACCTGTTCGTCAGTCAATCCCATACCCTTTAACATTGATCTTGTTAACATGCTTAAAATCTCCTTTTCTTCGTTCACAGTTCCTCGTGATTAGATTTAATTAATAAATAGCACAAGAAAAGGGGCATGTTTCGTGAACATGTCCCCTGAAGCAAAAAAATAAGAGATAGCATATTGCTATCCCTTTAACACATCTTTGATTATTCGTTTGTATTCGTCCGCATGTTCTGCAACTGCCGGTTTTAAATATGGCTGTGCCTTTTGACCTGATATACCCGGAGTACCGCCCTGATAAAACGAACCTGTACCAAGTTCAACATATGGAGCATATTCTACATTAGTGCCTACATATACCGCCTTTTCATCTGACTGCACCTTATAACTGATGCTGTTTCTCAGATTGCCAGTATCAACCGGACATTTATCTTTAGCATACCCTTCTGCCACAATCCCACATAATTCAAGTGCTTTTATAACCTGCTCCTCTGCTGCCGCTTGAAATTCTTTCTTTCTGCTTATGAATCCTGCTATAATTACCACCTCTATCTAGGGTACTAAAAAGCACCATAAAATGACGGTACTTTCAATACCAAAATCTTTTGAAATTTTTATCCCTTCCCATTTCATTCATAAGTATTTCATCATGCTTTGCAGATGCCTTTTTATATAATGCATCTTTTTCTGTTTCACTGGTACTTTCGCGTGCCTTTTTTCAACAGTTCCCTGTATTCTTTAATTAGTGAATCTCTTTTACTTTCACCTTGCATACCACTTGCCCCCTTAAGGCCGATTAAATCTCTTGAAATTCCTATCACCAAATTCTGCGACGAACATTTCATCAAGTTTTTCTTCTACTAATTTTTCATAATGTTCTTTTTCTGTTTTATTAGCTGCATTTTTTGCCTTTTTCTGAAGCTCTCTATATTGACGAACTAATCCATCATTCTTTTTATTGCGTTCCAACATAGGCTACACCTCTTTCACTTTTATTACACACACCACTTGCTTTTTCAATTCGGATTCCAGTGTGGTTAAATCATCAGGGAAATACAATAAATCTTTTCTTCTTGAAACATAATCATATTTGCTTTCTGTCACGACCTCAAGAACTTCATAATTGGCACTGGATAGCACTTCTGCTTCTCTATCACCAAATTTTGAAAGATGCTGAACACCAACTCCTGTTTTGTTATCCACACATTCAAGTATAACAGTACTTGATTCTGCACTTTGCGTTGATGCAGCGCCAAATGCTTCTGCAACTCTTTCATTACTTGACCAACTAGATAAGATTCCCTTTGAAGGTACTTTATCACCCGGTTTCAAGTTGATAAACTGTGTTATAGTACTATCAGAAGTATCAGAAAAACATAACCCCCTATAAACTGAACCATCATAGGTCGGCATCCTATCAAGACCATCACGAATTATTTTTGCAGTCTTTGTTTCACCTGAAATAATTGTATCATAATCACCACCAAAGTATTCTTTCAAGGCATCATGAAATTCTTCTGCTTTTTCACCTGAATATGCAGTGTCTAACTTGATTTGTTCAAATGCCTTTGCGTTATATTTATCAAGTTCTTCATCAGGAATTTTCCCACTATAACCAGTGTCTAATTGACCACGCTTTTCCTTTTGTGCTAACAAACTTGACTTTTGTTTTGTAGCATCTGTTATTTCTTGGTCGAGTGTACTAAGTTTAATGAATAATTCATCATCTTCTGCAACATCACCAAAACCATCTTCTATTGAATCAAATTCACTAAACCAATCATCATATGAATAGCCTTCTGTTGCATCACTAAACTGATGTTTTAAATCATCAATTTTGTTATTGATTTCTGAAATCTTATCTTGCACCTTCATTTTATCATCAGGTTTGATTTCTTGCAAACCAATCTTGTCACCATCAGCCATTGACTTTGTCCATTCATCTTTCTTTCCTTCCAGCCACGCCTTATAATCCGCTTCTGTGTTCTTACTCTCTATAGTGTCCCCATTATACTTAGGCAGTATCTTGATAAGCGTACATCGGCAATTATAGACTTCACCGCCTCTTCCTTGTGGGTCTCCTGGATAGCGGCAGCCATTTGGGAATGTCTCGCCTGGCTTAATCCTTACTCCATCAAGATGAGCGTGTGAATCTCTTACCCTGCCATCATGAGCAGAACGCCATTGCAGCAACACCTCAATTCCCATCTCCTGAAGCTTTTTGCATGGTCCAATCGCACCTGCGTTCTGTGCGCTTGTAACTGCTGTACGTGCATTTCTTATAGCAGCCTTCCTGTTACTTCCCATAACGCCAAGAAACGCATCCGTAAGTTCTGGCACACTCTGTCCCTGCAATATTCCACTTGTAAGGGCTGCCTGGACTTTCTTCTGATTCCATGCATAATCACGCTTGCGGTTAACATGCAATACTCTGAACTCAGTGTGATTTTTACCTTCCAGAAGCTCCTTGACTGCATGCTCATTGTATATATTAAACGCCACACCCTTACCAACCTTCTTTTCTATCTCGTATGCAGAGAAATTATAGTTAAACCCGAATATTCCAGCAGTCTTTTTATTAACTATGTTGGCAGCCATCTCATTAGCTTTGGTTATGCTGTCTGCAAGGTCATCACGCACAGCTTCCCAACGCTTGCCACGTCCTATCTGTGCAAGTCTCCACTGCTTATAATGTTCTTCAGGTGTCATCCATGCAGATGCACCTTCAAGCTTAGGATATGTACCATCTTTTAAGGCTTCACGCATCTTCTTATCACGTTCCTCGAATATTCCAAAATACTTGGCTGCTTTCATCTGAACGCTTTTATAAGCCTGTCTGTATTCTCTTGTGATAGCCCTTTCAAGCCCTATAAGCTCCTCTTCTGTCTTATCCTCTGCATACCCCATACAATTTTACTCCTTATTGTCTTTCAGTCCTGTATCGTCATTCTACACAGCCACAGTGCTATCCTGTAAATCTTCATCCGCATTATCATCTTCAAACTGGCTTACTTCCATCTCTTTTCTGCCCTTAATAACCTCATCCGCTTCCTCTGGTGTAAGGAATGGCAGTTTTTTAATAAGCATGTCGTCTGTCAGATAGTTGGCGGCTGACAATATCATCTGTGTCTGTTCGGTCTGATTAATCATCCTGTTCCAGACATAGCTTGGCTCATCATCAATCTGTGCCAATTCTAAGATTTTTTGAACAAAATCAATTATGAAATACTCAAAATCGGCGCATTTATTATCCATAGCCTGAAATGCTGCCTTTATCTCCTGTGTTGTCTTGGCTGCTGCCGACAGTGCCTTGATATCAACCGACTGGAAGTCCTCATACAAATCGCTTCTCAAAAGGTCAAGCATAGCCTTTCTTGCTTCTGTAGGTATATTTGCTTCATGTGGTGTCGCTGTCACTCCATCATCACCATCTAAGCTTGCAGTATGAGTAGTCTTAAGCCTCTGGATAAATCTTGCAAGGTCAGTGTCATCCATTCCACCTGCATTCTGTACAATCCAGTACAAACCATCTAAATCATCTATATTGTTGGCAAATCCAGACTTAACCAAGTCGTAACAGTCAATAGCCTCTCTGTGTCCTACAAGCTCGCTTTCGTGGCTGTCATTAGCGTACAAACAGACAATAGGCAGACTTGTATAATTCTCGCCTATCTCTTTCAGAATCCCATCTGCTTTAGTGGATATCCTGTTAATCTTATATGCTCTTTTAGCCTGTACAACCTCAGGCTCACTATTTTCGTTCTGACGATACTCTGTGTATCCATCCTCTTCATACAAAGTCATCATGTAGAGTATGTTATTTTTGATCTTCTTATGCCAGAAGCGTATTCCTGCCATAAGCTTGCTGTTCTCTTCCGAATACAGCGGACAGAATCCCGGTTCTGCTGGCGTGTCAGCAAACCCGAACACTTCAAGATGGTCTACATTCCAAAATCCAAATGCCCTGCCTCCTGCCATAGCTCTTTTCGCCGCCGTAATTAGCTTAAAATCAAAATCTTTTCCCAGCTTATCCTTGTTGTTTGCATTTTGAAGAATTGTTCCGTTGCCAAGTACATACTGAACCTGCTGCTGGACGAACCTTCTAAAAAATGTTGTTTTAAGCTTATAATTCGCTGATATAAGATCTGGTATCTGTCTTCCTGTTACTGTGTACAAGAACTTCTGGAAACGCTCAATCGTCAAATTATGCTTGTTATAATACGCTTCACCGACAACAGCCTCATCATAATCCCTGCTGCCCTTAAATTCATTGATTGCCTCTCTGCAGAACAGGGCTTTACTCCTGTCATCCTGTCCTGCGTTTAATAAATCCTGATATGTCTTCATCTCTACCCTCCTACAACATAAATAATCCATCTTCCCGCTGTTCCTGTGTCTTATCTCTTTTAACCAGCCTCATTGTTCTGACAAAATATCTCGTTGCATCCATGCAATGGTCTGATACCTTTAACGGCTTGTCCTCTCCTCTGTCTGCTGCCTTGGAATCCCATACATATGACTCATACTCTGTCTTTGTGTGCTTGCATGATGAATCTATTGACAAACGTCCTTCTGACAGCATTGTCTGCACATCACTTATCCCATCTACAACATCATTGTCCGCCGACAGTACCTTGTACCCACGTCTTTTCAGCTCTGCTTTCATAGCTGCTGCCGATGGGTCAATAATTACTGCTTTAGGCTTTCTATTACTACACAGCTCATCCAGGGCATCTGCAAGCTCCTTGACTGTCTTCTGTCTCTTTTCATCTCTTCCTGAATATACTGACTCTGCCACTTCATGCCATCTGTTCGTATCTTTTATCCTGTGCCATTTAAGCCATACATTAGCGTTCTGGATACCGAAGTCGCTTGATATGAAGAATTCCTGTTTAAGCTGTTCCGGCGGTATCCTGATGACATGCTTTTTCCTGTCAAACATGTCGTATATGATGCCTTCTGCAACTACCCACAGTCCTAATATGTACCGCTTGAAGAATACCCCGGCATATTGCTCTGAATACCTGGTTTTAATTGCCTCGCTGAGTGTCAGGTTGTCCGCCATTGTGAAATGCAGATACACAAGCTTCTTTTTCCTGCACTTATTAATCCAATGCTGTTTAAACCAGTGATGCGGTCCTTGCGGATTGCAGTTAAACCACCACTTTGAACCTTCAACGGAACATCTGGCAGTTGCCTGATTGACAAATGATTCCGGCATCAAGGCAACCTCATCACAGAAAAGCCCTGCAAGAGTTATACCCTGTATCAAGTCCTGCGAACGCTCATCTTTACCACCAAATATGTAGAACATATTCGCTTTACTGCCTTTTGATATAACAGCCAGATTTTCGCTCTTGCGCTCAGTTACCGAATACCCTCTTGCACGCAACTGTTTCTTTAAAGTGGCAAGCACATTCCTCCTGAAAGACTCTATTGTCTTTCCACACATGCCGAGATTCTGTCTATCGAACATGCTCATAGCCCATATTACAAATGAAAAACCCATGCTGACACTTTTGCCAGAACGGATAGAACCATCTGCTATAATGCCCTCATATCCTGCATATCTGCTCTTGGGTCTCCACCACGTCAGAACCATCTTCTGTTTTCGTGACAATCTGCCCCACTTAAATTCAGCTATCTTCATTCTCATCCTCCAGCATGTAGCTGTCATCTTCCATGTCATCTATCTGAGCATCCAGCGCCGCCAATAATCCATCATCTTCATAAACCTCTTCATTGACAGGTACAGGCTTATCTCGCCACTTGTCAGGACGGCGGTTTTTAAGCCAGAATATCTGGGCGGTTGTGTCTGGGACAACCTCTTTTGTGACTTCTTTAGTGATAACCATTTTTCCAATATCATCTTTTGAGGATTCCCTTGTTATCTCCTTGTACTTGTAGCCTAATGCCCTTCTTAACAGTGCATTTTCCACCTGTATATCAACAATTTCTTTATTCCTTTTTAGGGTGTCCGAAATGTCCGAATACTTTTTCTTCCACTCATTTAATGTGCTGCGTGAAATTCCCATGTTATGGGCTATCTGCTCATCTGTCAGACCGTCCCTTGCCCAGCCGCTAAGAAGAGTCAGCTTCTCCTCCGTCAGCCATTCCTCGTATTTGCCTTTTGCCATAATTCCACCTCTAAGTTTCTTTATAGAGGTCCCGCCTCAATAAAAAAAATCAAGCCACCCTGTTATTGGATAACTTGATTTTTGCATATTATTGTGTGTCTGTTTCGTGAAGTTGAATGTATGTATATTAAAATCCGACTCTTTTTCCAACCTTTTTGACAAATTCGCTTATCCACGGATAAATCGTGTCAGCCGAATAATTGACCTTATGTGCAGCTCCGATCACTGTCTCTGTCCTGTCAAAAAGCACCATCTTAACAACTTCCAGCTTAATTTCTCCATTCTCCTGCTTCATGAACTCGTCTATCGTCTCTGTTATAGCCGATTCATACATAAGTTCCTGAAGATTATTACTCTCTGTATCCGCACATCTTTCGCACATCTTCTTAACATGTCCGTACCAGTATAACCTTGACATACATACACCCCCTCTACATATCTGCTGCCAGTTTTTCCTTATCCAAGATTTCCAAAATATAATACTGCTTATCTGGTTCAGCTCCCCACTCTGGTCTACCTTTTCCAATCCTTAATCTACATCTTGCTTTTATTGCTTTAGAATCCTTGCTATATCCATTACGGAAAATAATCTCCTGAACACTGTCTTTCCTTATCTCCTCTGGTACTGCCTCGCCCTGCAACAGTTCATATTTGCTTCTATGTGAGAAAATACTTGATGGATATATAGTTATTGCTCCGAACAGATTCTGGAATCTTGTTTCGTAATATTCTTTTATTTCTCGATATTCTTCTTTCTTCTTTCCAGAAAGAATCATGTCGAACCATTTTTTCTTAATTTGCAATATTAGCATTATGAATCACCCTCCTTAACTATCTCTAATGCGTTTGTCACATCTAGTTTTGATAATTTCTCAAAATAAAATTTAATCGGCCTTTTGTTAGGTATTACCAAACCAAATCTAACGGCATTTTTGTATGTAACACAATCTCGCATTAATGTATCAGGCATAGCTTCAAGCATTTGACGAAATCCTTCTAATGTTGATCTACTTTTATAATGATTACAGCTCCTACAAGCCGGAAGCATATTGTCAATAGTATCTGAACCTTGTTCGCTCCATCCGTTTAGTGGAATAACATGGTCTACCTGCATGTTTTTATATTCCAAATCACAGCCGCAATAAGCACAATGACCGTTGCATTTCGCATACACTAATTCTCTTGTATGCTTAGGAATTGCCTTTCGCATCTATTTCACCTTCCCTTTATACTTTTTCTTACTTCCATCTCTGTTATACAGTGCCTCTGGCTTATAGAACAGACAAGGCTTGTCCTCTATTGCACAATACAGCTTATCCAGCCCTCTACAATCTGCCTGCTTTTCGTTAAACAATATACAGTCTCTATTCATTAGTTGTTCCTCCCTGCCTTACAAAATTCCATCACTATTAATGTCGTTGCTACTCCTGCTATATAACATATTATTCCTATTGCCATATTCGACCTCCCATTCTGATTTTATGCGGTTTACAGCGTTTTCAAATGCTCTAATTCGTTAGCTAATGTTACTGCATTTATACGGACAGCTTCTATTGCCATGTTGTCAGGTGTCACATCCATTGTGCTGTAATCCTCGATAAACAGCGCAATCTTGCGGTTTGCCTCACATATTGTTTCCCAGCAGTTCATAAAGCTTTCTATACTCTCCGAAGCGTCCTCACATGTTGGCATTTCTGGCTCTGTTTTTTCTTCCTCTATAGAAACTTTTTCAGAATATGGCGGTTTTTCCTGCTGCTTATCCACAAATGTATCTGTTTTCTGCACATTTTCTGTGGAATCTGCCTTATTATTGCTGTTTTCCGGTAAATACTCCGGATGATTAAGCACGCTGTCCTGCCCTGGTATCTGTTCCTCTTCTACTGGCTGGGGCTTAGGTTTCTCAATCTTGGCTTTCTGCACCTTCTTTTCTTTCCTCTGCACTGGCTTTTCCTGTTGCACCGGTGCAACTTCTGCTTTTTTCGGATATTCCTCTTTATAGATGCTCGTCCACGCCTTAGCCGGATCTTCTGTATCCACTGCCATGTTAAATATATTTATCACAGCTTCCGCAATGTCCTCTATGTTCCACTCTGTCTTATCCATGCTTCGCACATTGGTTATCGTTATTCTTCCAGAGTCTGCCTTGATACTTAGCATAAGGCGGCCAACACCCTGCAGGCGCACTGAATATATCATTTCTCCTGTAGGAGCTAATATATCTATCAGCTCCGCTGTCTCATATGTTGATGTATGTATCTTTGTGAACAGTTCCGGATTGTCATGGAACAGCTGATGCAGTACCTGCTCAAGCTCATTAAGTTCTTTCACACTTTCATCTTTACCCTCAATCAGGATCTCTATGTCTGATAGCTTCTTTTCCTCATCGATTTCCTTCTTAATATCCTCTATTTCAGATTTAGAATAACCTGGAGATATCTCTTCTATGATTTCATCCGGCATATTAAGCATTAAAGCAAGTTTGGCATATCCAAATCCTTTATACTTATCCTCCAGGGTAGAATCATCTTCTTTACTTCCAAACCTCTCATTTATAGCAATGAATCTGGATACCTGTGTCTTATCCAAGCCGTATCTTGTTTTGGCATAATCGATTACATTTGAATATGGTGTATCCCCAAGAATATCTGTATCTCTGGCCACTTTTAAAAGATAGCCTATTCTTATAAAGCTTTCCGCACTCTTACTAAATTCTGTATCCAATGCCTGCTGCCACTCATCAAATGTTCCTGTAGGTATTATCTCTATCATATTTTGCTTCTCCTTCTGTTAAATTGCCTGCATAAAATCCGCTTCCAGAACATCCGCAAGCAACTGTCCGGCCAACTTACCACGCCATACCTTCTTCTGTTCCTCTCTCAGCTTCTTATACTCTTCCTTACGCTTTTTATCTGCTTTTATTCCCTGCTTTATGTCTTCCGCATTCATAACCTGCTTAAAATGCTCCATAAATTCATATAGAAATGGTATTGCTGGCTCAAGGTCTGGGTTCTGATTATCTCCAGTTGTTCTTTTCTGCCTTATGTTTCCGGAAGCTTCTACTTCAAGTGTGTACCAAGGCATATCTTTCTGGTTAGTCTTCCTCAGAAAAAATGGATATGCTTCTCTCTGCTGAATCCTGTCATAGTAAAAATCTGCATGGTCCATACAATGATTTAATGCTATCCCTTCTCGAACCATATCCTCTATACATACAGGTGCTACAACCGAATATTCGTTATTGCTGTATTCATATTTCTTTAAATCCGGCAGAATCTTATTGCACAATGGCCATTTCTTTTCTAACTTTTCCGTCTGATTCTTTATAGATGTTCCACGAGAAAATAATATTGCATTCATATGTGCCTGTTCGAGATTCTTCGGCATAGAAATCTGCGTGCTAGCAATATTCCATTTATTTTCTTCTGCAAGGTAATAATAATCTCTGTATGTAATAAATGTCTGTTTAAAGGTCTCTCCGCTTAATATCTGCTGCCGTCTTATGTAGTTGTATACTTTCAGATATTTTATTGGCTTAGGTAGAAATTTAAGCTCACTTACTTCTATTTCATTCTGCCCGAATTCAGATATCATATCGTCTGGCCATATTGTATTTACCAGCTTTTCATACTGCATCCACTTCAATGTTACAAGCGTTGGAGTCATATTTTTTAATCTTTTAAGGCGGGCATTATCAATTTTGAGCATCTTGGCTAATTCCGTTTCATCCTGGTTTAGTAAATTTTTATCATATCCTGTTTTGATAATTTCCTTTGCCAGTCCAAAAAGCTTTATTTTTGCCAACATTTCTATTGCCGGATTGCCTTTTTCTACATACAAATACTTTACAAGGCTGCATGGCAGAACCGGCCACAAGTCAATTGCACTGTTTCTTAATACACTTTTCTTTAAAAGACTTAGATTTCTGGGATAAAGCTTAATCTTTCCGTCGTAATATTCATACGGGAGCTTACTTTTCTGTTTGCAGAATCTAAAGTATTTATTCTTATATTTTTCGTATTCATATGTTGTTATTCGTCCATCGCTATACATGAATGTTCTCTGATATTCTATAAATGACCAATCCGGTTTATCGTATGTTGCATTCCTGTATGCAGAATGAACTTCAAATGTTCTTACAACATATCCACCTTCAATCCTTTGTATACAGCTTGTTGATATTGCCCGTGTTCTTAAACCTTTTATCTTGCTTCTAAGCTTAAATGTAATTTTCTTATGGCAGCAAGGGCATTTACCTTCTCCGTTTCGTTTCGGTTTTATAAGTGGGACTTCCTTTTCACAGTAGGAACAATACCCTGTAGGACTGTGTATACTCTCATAAAAAATAAAGTTTTCATTCATAGCCTCATGCTTGGACCATCTCTCGAATCCTTTCAGCACAGGCGGGGTTAACGCCAGTTCCTCATCCCACGGTTCCTGTTCCTTTTCTTCAACTTTTTTAATACTATATGATTTACAACGATGCTGATATTCAATAAGCCCTTCAAGTCCGCTCCTATTGGTTCCTAGAAATTGTTTTATCTCCTTTTTACCATCATTATTCTGCCATATTGTTCTTTTTCTTATTTTCAAGTCAGGCTCATAATCAAAGAATCTTATTGTATCAATTCTTTCAAGATTAAATACGAGTGCATTTGTCCATCTTATTTCTTCACCGTCTTCGGGATTTCTTTCTCTTGTGATGTATTCACATCCTTTAGGATTGCAATATATTTCATATGCAGGATACTTAAACCCTTTTGCTACATCATCCGGAAAAAATACTGCAATCATAAGAATAGAACCCCGGCTCTGACACCTAAGCATCAGGTCATATTTTGTGCTGTATGTGTATTTACGCCAGCTGTATTTATAAACAATCGGCTTATCCAGCTTATTATCCTGTGCAATCCTTTTCATTGTCGGTGTCGCATATATGCGTTTTAATGCTCTTAATTCTTTTCTTTGCATATTGCGCCATCCCCCAATCTATAGTACTTATCTGCTTTTATCTTTGTTCCGTCTACATATAAGACCTGTATCGATTCTATTTCCAGACTATCTCTTTTCTCTTTAATCAGGAATATATAAGAGCCTTTAACTCCTCTGCCTCTCGGCTCTTTGCCTCTTACTATAATAAAATCTCCTTTTAAATTTACGGATCCTACATCACGATTAAGATGTGTTCCTTTTTCCTCTCTGTCTGGGTGTTTCCGAATATATTCACATGCAAGCGCTGCAAGCTGTATTCTGGTTATTTCTTTAAGCAGTGTTATTTCTGTACACGATATTCTCGTGCCATTTCCATCCTGGTTAACTTCTCCTCCTGCTTCCACGATAAAAAATCTAGAGTCCAAACCTCCGTAATATCCTAATGCACACAGTGGATTTTCTGCACAATGGAAACCATTGCGAGCACATTTAGCTTCACTTTCCTTGTAAGTCTTACCTGGTTCGTACTGCATTACGCCTTTCCCCAGAGTTGCACATAAATCTGAATTAAATGCTTTTATTGCTTTCATGTGAACCTCCTATTTTAAGTAATAACCCTTACATATATTCCTTATTTCAACTCTGTTGGGAATTCCAAGGTATACTGGACTTCTCATTTGCTCTTTACCGTTTTTTACCTTAGTAATTTCCACAATCTTACTGCTTACAAGCTCTTTCGTATCAAATGCTTTTGCGAGAATCAGGCTCATAAACACCTTCAGACTCTTATCCTTACGCCTGACTGCTGCCCTTACTTTTTCATCATTAGTACACACATCAATTACTATGTCATACCAATCTTCTAAGACACCTTTAATTTCAAGATCTGTTTTTTCGATTTTTAATTTTCCCAGTGCCGCCATAAGCGGATTGCACAGTTCTGTCACATCTCCTGCTATATAATCCTCTGCATCAGCCGAATCAAGGCCATTCTCTCTTGCTATATCTCTTACAGCCTGTGTGTCTCCCTGCGCAAGCTGTGCAGCTGCTGCCTTGTTAATCTCTTCTGCACTATCAAACTCTCCAAATACTTCAAACATATTGTGTCCTCCTACAAATAATTCTTCATGAACACCTGCATCCACTCACTATGACTGAATACCTGCTCAAATCTCGTTTGACCTGCTCTTATTAGCTTTAAGTCTGTTTCCCTGCATTTATGTACAGCTTTCTTACCCGTTCTGTGATGTTCTGGACACAGCCATACCTTTAAACCGTAATGCTCTGATATCTTCCTATTCGCTGTTCCATGCATTATGTGATGACACTCAAGCCCATTAGACGGAAGTCGTCTGAAAATGTTATTCTGCGTCATTATCTGCCGGCATATATAACATTCCTTTACATCCTGCATTATGCTTTCCATATGTCTCCTTTCCCCGCCCCGCGCACAGGGCGGAACTGCTGCCAGATTTTGCTATGTGATATATTCTTAACCGCGTATACGGATAAGTATGTAGATACTTTTAGAGTAAAATGCTACTCCCATTCTGATTTTATGCGGCTTTGTGCCGTTTCAAATTATGTATTGTCTATCTCTGGATGCTGGCATACATATAACTGTCTCTCCAGTTTTGCTATCTCTCCGCCAAGTATCGTAAGATTAGCAACCTTAAGGCTTGTCTCGTCTGATGTTTTACAAGGCGGCATCATATACGCCGCTTTTCTTAGCCACTTGAGGCGAGCCAGCTCTCTTTTTATTTTTACTTCGTCCATGATTTCTCCATTTTCTTAAGCTCATATTCCATGTACCTGCTGAACTCATGCTCTTTATCATTCGACCAGCTGATTACATGACCGCGGCTGACATTTAAGTACTGCTGCCACAAGTCCGCATTTTTTACCTCTTTCCCATTAGCTTTCGTCCATCCGGCTTTTTCCCATTGTTGCGGCCAAAAGTTCCTACAGCTGTTCAACACGTGTCCGCAACTAGTATTTATGCGGATTTCACAGTTTTCATGGAAACGCATAAGTGCATGTATTATTGCCTGCAAAGCCGCCTGGTTCTCTGTTACATTCTCCATCACGCCTTTGCCATTACGGATAAATTCCTTGCCATTAATAACTATCTTTAAGACATACATGTATGCGACATGCTTACGGACTGCTGGTCCTCTAGCTGTCGTTTGGATGTATACATCTACCTTTTGCATCTCTCTTTCTCCAATCCCGGAGTCTTGCCGTTATATAGAACATCCCATTAACTCCGTTGTAATAAACCTGTGATTCCAGAAGAGAATATTCTGGATGCCAGGCTTGTATCTCTGCTTCCCTCGCAGCCTTATCTCTTACAAATGTGTCTATATATTTGCTTACAGGAACATACCGCCCATTTCCGCCCTTTCTCTTAGAACGAACCTTACGAACTCTGAATTGTCTAAGTCCTGTGGAGCAGTTCCACCGCTTCTCATTTTTCTGTCGGTGCTTGTCCTTTGTTATGTATTTAGCCATTCCTACAAGACCATAAGCATCTTCCTCAAGTCGCTTTGACTGGGAACGGTCTCCCAGCTTCCACAACTTCTCACATACGTCTCTGTCAAGAAGCCCGTCCATAATCACATGATGATGCCAGCGTATCTTTGCGTCAGGATCATGTTCTGTAACATATATGTACTTGGCTTTAGGCAAGCCCAGCTTCTTGCGTCTGTAATTAATTCGCCGGATGTAATTAGTCATATTCTTTACAGCCTCATCCCAGCATGCTGGCTCATTCCCTTCTGCATATGTAAGCGTCATCCATATATCATTATTTGTGAAATTCTCTATAATGAGTCTTCCACAATATTTAATGGCATTCTTATTGTTCAGGTTTCTCTGAGTTTCTTTATCCCTAATTCTCCCTTCTTCCGGAATGTCCTCTTTCCTGGTGAACTCTGGATATATTTCTATTTCGAGTTGATTACCTGCTCGAATCTCCTTACATGTGTAGACGCACCTGTATTTGGTCTTCAGCATGTACTCCATGAAGACCTCATTCATATCTTCTACAGATTTATCAATTGCCGCTTCATAGTCATAGGGAATGTACCTTGTACCTCTTCTTTTCATGTACACCCCTTTTAATAATCTTTTTTGCAGACTTGTTAATATTCATTACAAGCCCAAGAAAAAAGACCATTTTATTAATTTTTCTTGATGTACCTGAACATTTCTGATACAATAATATTGTTATATTTGCAGAGCATTTAATGTTCTAAGTACTGAGCCGCTGGTCCAAGCGGCTCTTTTTTATATGGTTGGAAGTCTGTAAGCTCCTTCTGGTACAAAGCTGAATATCTCCAACAATCTCAGCCTTGTATACCATCTGGCAGCCAGCTCCGTGTTACCATTCCTAAGATTCTCATTGATTCTCTTGTTGTAAGATATTATTAATCCTACTCGTCGCATATTATTTTCCTTTCCTAAATTACAATATCCTTTGGTTCATTCGGATTCGTTAAATCCTTTCCCTCATTATCCCTGAAGAATCTTTCAAGCTCTGACTTTCTTATTCTTGTATGAGGGATTTTAAGCACCCTTATCTGATTTGCGTTGATAAGTGTATAAACATACTGTTTAGAAGCTCGCATGATTGTTGCCACTTCCTCCACTGTATACACCATATCCTCCGGCTCTCTCTTTATTGTTGCTATCTTCATAAGCCTGCTCCTTTCCTTAATCTATTTCCTCTTAGGTTCATGGCATAACACCAATATTGTTATGCAGATAATTGCTGTTATCGCTACTGCTGTATAATTCACTCTCTCACCTCCTTGAATAGATAATTGCTTGATTTATTTTCAAGTTACAGGGTAAAAAAATTAAAGCTTTATCTGGTTAAGTGTTACTCCGAAATGCTCTGCAAGGGCTCTAACTTTACTAACCGCAACATTAGATATATCTTTTTCCCATGAACAATAGGTCTGAGGAGAAATGCCTATTGCATTTGCAACCTGTTCTTGGGTTTCATCTTTCCTTGCCCTTAATTCTTTAACGGAAAACTGCATTTCTATTGAATTCAATTTTAAATCACCTCATTTCCACTTGAATTATTTTCAAGCATATATTACTTGATTTATTTTCAAGTGTCAATACTGTTTTTGAATTATTTTCAAGTTTTTTCTCTTTTTATTCAAATACACTTGAATTTATTTCAAATTTATTATAATATGCTCATATAAATTAACAAGGAGGTGACATGTTATGTGCCTTGGTGAAAACATACGTTTCTTAAGAACAAAAAAAGGATATTCTCAAGACGATATAGCAAATAAACTGGGATATAAATCATTTACAACTATACAGAAGTGGGAATCTGGTGTATCAGAGCCACCTCTTAAGGCATTAAAAAAATTATCAGAGATATTCAATATAGATATGAATGATTTAGCAACAAAAAAGCTTTCTACAGATACAAGTAGTGACAATGACGTGTACTACCTTGATGATGATGCCAGAGATATGGCTCAGTTTATGTATGAGAATCCTGAATACAAAGTTCTCTTTGACGCTTCTCGCAAGGTTAAAAAAGAAGATATTCAGTTTGTAAAGGAGATGATTGACCGAATGTCTAACAACAACGATTAACAGTAAGAGGGTGAAAAGAAATTGGATACTAATATTGTATACGCTGATATGCCTGTGACAATTAAGGCATACACTATGCATTGTAATGATGATACATACACTATTGTATTAAACTCTAGGCACTCCCTGGAGCAGCTTATGAAAACGTATCATCACGAGATGAAACACATTGAAAATGGAGATTATGACAAACAGTGCAAAGATGTTCAAGTAGTTGAAATATTTGCACATAGAAACTAAGGAGGATTCGTTATGGAATTTATTGATACTATTAAACAGCTTTCACAGCGCATTGCTACATTAAAAGATTCAATTCAAACAGAAGAAGCAACAAAAACATCTTTCGTTATGCCTTTCTTTCAGGCACTAGGCTATGACATATTTAATCCTATGGAATTTTGTCCTGAATACACTGCTGATGTTGGTATAAAAAAAGGTGAAAAAGTCGATTACGCAATCATTATCAATAATGAACCTATTATTTTAATTGAATGTAAAAGTTGTGGTGAATCCTTGGATAAACATGGTTCTCAATTATTCCGCTATTTCAGCACTTCTAGCGCAAAATTTGGAATACTTACAAATGGAATAGTATATCGTTTTTATACTGATTTAGATGAGGCAAACAAAATGGACTTAGTTCCTTTTTTAGAGATAAATATGCTTGATTTGAAAGAAAATCTTGTAAACGAACTTAAAAAGTTTAGCAAACAAATTTTTGATAAAGATAAAATATTAAGCACAGCCTCTGATTTAAAATACTCTAATCTTATTAAAGAATATTTAAAAAAACTTCTTGATGACCCTACAGATGATTATGTTCGATTTATATTAAATGAAGTATATGACGGACTTAAAAGTCAAAAAGTTATAGATAAATTCAAACCTATAGTAAAAAAATCCTGCAATACATTTATTAACGATATTGTTAATCAAAAAATATCATCTGCTTTAACGCCAGATGATTCTGATAACATAGATGAAGTTGCAGAAGAAACTCCTAATATACCTGAAAGTAAAATTATTACTACAGAGGAAGAAATTGAATCATTTTATATTATACGTGGTATGTTAGTTGAAATCACAAATATTAATGATATTGTGTATCGAGATACAGAAAGCTATTTTAGTATTCTCTATAAAGATAATAATCGTAAACCTATATGTAGACTGAATTTAGATACAAAGAAAAAACAAATTTTAATACCTGATGAAAATAAAAATTTCACAAGATATTACTTAGAATCTCTAAATGATTTATATGCATATAAAGACAAAATTATAAATGCTATAAAACAATATTTATAATTACATACCCATATTGAGGACCATACTTCAATAATGAAGAAATTATAAATAAACCAGTTAAAATTATTGGTAAAGTAGTAGAAAACAGACAGAAATATTAATTTTAAGGAGATTTATTATGAAAACAGCTAAAGTCATTAGAATTTTAGACAAGTACTCTATTTTGATTAATTATGGAAAATCCAAAGGTGCCCAAATAGGTGAAAATGTTCAAATTCTAGAAATTGGTCCTGAAATAGTGGATCCTGATTCTGGAGAAAGCCTTGGTACTCTTGATCATATTAAAGATGTATTACAAATACAAGAGGTCTTTGATGAATTTTCAATTTGTGGAAAAAAATCAGAAGTCAATTTTACTGCATTTGTAAATCCTTTTGAGGAATCCCACAAAGTATACTCTACCGAAGAACTACTTGTCAATAAAGATCAGATAGCTAAAATACAAAGACCGCAAAACAATATTATCAATTTAGGAGATACTGTTAAAATAATATAAAATTTTATTTGAAAATTATTGACTTTTAGTTTCCTTACAAATATAATGTAGTCAAGTT